CAAGATTGGGTAAGCAAGGATCAACTCATGGCTGCTATGGCTGCAACCGAGAAACGCGCCGCCACCGCCGGTGCCAAAGCTGGGGCGCAACAGGTGGCAAGTAAGATGAGGACCTCGCCTGCATTCCGTAGGCAGGTGGGAATCTAATGTCAGTCGTTGTAATCGGCAATTTTCTGACGTTTACCAAACATGATGGCGGTAAAAGCTACTGGCAAAATTTCTTTAACGACAATGCCGTTAGCTCTGATGGCATTAGCTGGAACTTACTGCCTTTTGTTTACCAGGGCGCAACCAAAACCAAAAATGGCGACAACATATCCAGCCAGTTAACGCTACCCACCAATCAACTAACGCTGGCTTGGACCCGGGACGCCGTAAATAACAATTGGGTTGCCGAGGTGCGTACATATCAACTCACCGATAGCTACACACCGATTACGCCACCGCGAGGTCAGGAGATTTGGCTCTGCACTGGCATGAGCTACAACACGCAAGGAACTCAGCTTGAACTCAGCAGCCCGCTTGATGCAATTGAATCCCGCGTACCAAACCTACGGTTCACCGCCAAACAGGTTGGGGCGCTGCCGTCAACCGGTGCTATTAGGTCCGGCTGATCTAATCGGTCTGCCGTACAAGCTTGGCGCTGATCCCTTCCGCCATGGCGCCACCGACTGCGTCAACCTATGCCGTGCGGTGCTGCAATTCCAAGGCATCAACGCGCCAGTGCCAACCCGTGACTGGTATCGGCGGCTTAAGCGTGGCGACGTATCGGTTTTTGCGGAGCAGCTAAACTTATGGGGAAACCCGGTGATGTATGCATCGCCAGGGACAATTGCGCTTAGTCAGGCTAGAATTGGCTATGGGTTAGCCGCCTTCTACGATTCAGGATGGATCCATTGCAACGCCCAGACACTCCGCGTAGCATGGTCCCCAGCCGTCAATACCGTGGCGCTGTACTGCCCTGGGAAAAACAGTTAATGGATTCGCTGGGCATGAGCCCAGAGGAATACGCCTGGTATATTAGTGAAATTGCAAATATTAGGCCTGAGCGCAGTGCAGCCTATGACCATATTCCGCATGTAGTTTGTGATCCGCTTACCGTCTCGATCGTTGGCACAGTTGTCAGTACAGGTCTAAGCTTTGCGGCACAGGCACTAGCACCCAAACTTAAGATTCCAAGGCAAGACGACCCAGCCGGAACACCGCAAAACCTTGAAGGCGAGAACATAAGCAACAACCGTAAATTTGCCAATGTAGATGGCTTTACCTCAGTTCAAAACGTTGCAAGGCTGGGCGAGGTAGCGCCATTGGTGTTTGCCAAGCGGGAACAGATCGGCGGTAGATGGTACGGCGGTGTACGTGCTGAAACCAAACTACTGTGGAGCCAATTACTAAGCCAAGGTGATGGCCAGGAGCTGGTGGCGCTGTTTGCGCTTAATGCCATGCAAATGGCAAAGCCTGATTTTGAAGGTTTAGCCATTGGCGATACGTTGCTTAAGAACTACCAAGAACCAAAGCTTTGTATTTTTTACCGCAGCGGCGAAGTACCGCAACGACTGAACTCAAGCACCAGGATTGGTGGGACGCTTGCGCCCCGGTCACCTAGCGATATTATTGTTGCCGAATATGCCAACCAAGGACTGCAGGCGATCTTCAGCGGCACCCGCACACCAACCGGCAGCACTGAATTTGGTACGTATCAGCCTGTTCGCAATGGTCAGGATTGGCGGCTGCCATTTAAGCGCGTAAAGGTTGTATTTGACTATAAGAACATCACTGCCGATAGTCAAAGATCATTTTCCCTGGCCCAGCTTGAACGTCAAAAGATTGAAAGTTACTATGGTTCTTTTTGCGGAATTAACAAAATTGATAGCACGTCATATAGCGGATACCAAGAAAATTTCCAAGAAGTTGACGCGAACGAGATTGAATACACAATATACGCTGATCAAAACGAAACCAACTTTGCAGAGCATGGTTCTGCTGATATTCTTAATAAACGCAAAACTATAGGTGAGCAGGCTGATAATGCTTTTACGGTTGGTGAGACATATTCAATCGGCTCGGCCCAAGGCGTTTGCATAAGCACTAGCACTAACGCCCCCTACGATGGTACATTTCATAAATCATATCGCTTCAAAATTACATCACGCGGGCTAATATTAGCGCTTGGCATAGGCAAGATTGTTCATCCAGGTATATTTAGAACAATGTTGGGCTCCAGCACGGCATATCCAACAATATCCAAACTTGCTATTGGTAGTGTCACTACTACAAGAGCCGTTGACCAAGTTGAGATTGGAATTAAATCGACAGTTTACAAGCGTTTCAATGGCCTTGTAAATTTCTCTAGCATCCAGTCTGAAGCAACTGCAGAGCAAATCGAGGCTGGCGGTGGTAATGTTACATATGGTACATATACGGACTATGGATTCCGTTATTCCTTTTTTCATGTTGAATATCGCAAATCTTCTGGAGATTCTTCATGGCAGCGTATATCTGATCGGCCATTTGGCGTAAAAGGCAATAATCCAGTTGGCCAATATAATTTTATTCGATTAGCTTTTTATGCTGGAGCGGATATTTATGAAGTGCGATTTGTGCCCGTATCAGGCGGTGCATTTATCAGGCTTCATCAATACGCTTACATATTAGATGCAAGCAACGGAAGCTTGCAGTCATTTGCATCTAAGGATGGTGGTGTAAATATTAGCTATGTAGGCAATCCAGGCGCCGCAATTGATGCTTACGCAGGCACCAATAAAGTCATGTACTGGGGCGGCGTATCTGGACCGATTGAGCCAACCAATAATGCAGTTACTGCTTTTGCTCCTGATTCATTGATTACAAGTAACCCGCCAGCCCCAGGGGTTTATGGCACTAGCGGCGGTGACGGTTCAGGTTTAACGGTAAGAATCGCGCATGAAAATATAATAAATTCATTTTCTGTTACGTCAATTACTACAGGCTGGCGCCAGCGTTGGCTGCACATGGGCGTGTTAGGTGTTGAACTTCCCAGCAGCGCAGGGCAAAGGACCACAGGCGATTTAAGTTTACGTAGTTCAAGCGGACGCAATATAACCATAAATATAATGCTTTATAGCGTAGCCGTAAATGATCCAATATATAACTCTGATATGATTACAGCCGGATATTCAGGTTACACTTACGGCTGGATCAGCGAGTTTCAAGTAAACGAAACAATTCAACCAGTTGGCTTTGATGGCGGAATATATAATGGCGAGGAATTTTATGTTGACATACCTCCTGGCTGGTCTGGCTCTCCCACCCGCGTTGGTATTCGGGCCAATACAACTGAAACAACAATCGTTAAATTATTTATTCAAAGCAAAGGCAATAATTATGGATACCGTAAAACGTTCACGGTAAATGGCACAAGCCTGCCGGCAATTATGATTACTGGCTTGGAAAGCACTCCAGGGTCAGCGGCAGTTGGAAGACCCGTCAACATTTGGGATGCTGTATCTGATGTGTATTTATTTAGCGAGGAGGAAGGCAGTCATCAAGATAGTCCAGAGCACCAGATTGTATATGTAAATGAGCAACGCAGAAATTCAACGACGCCTATTTATAACAGCCTTGCCTTGGCTGGGATGCAACTCCGCAGCGGCAAAGACTGGAGCAGCTTTAGCAACTTTAGCTATTACGCTAAATCTGGACGTGTTATCCCTTTGATGGTGGATAGTGGCGGCAATAGCGTCAACTCACCAACAGATCTAAGTGTCACAGGTGCCAGCCATTTGTTCCCTGAGATCTTGCGTAACTTGCTGCGCTCTACTGTCTATGGCTCTGGCGCGTTGGTGCCTGAGGCCATGATCGACTGGGATGGTTTCCGCGCTGCCGCAAAAGCCTGCCAGGCTAATGGTTGGTTTTTTGATGGCGTAATTTCAAGTCAAACCAACGTGCGCGAATGGGCTTATCAACATGCGCCATACTTCATGCTGGATTTTGTGATTAAAGGCGGCAAAATTTCGCTTGCGCCTACCTACCCAATTGATCCTAGTTCCAGCAGCGGGTACGGCATTGATTACGCCCGCCAGCCCAAGATCAGCGCGTTGTTCACAGACGGCAACATCATCGAGGATAGTCTGCAGGTTAACTGGTATTCAACTGAGCAACGACTGGCGCCGCAGGTGGTTGTGACATACAGGCAGGAAATTGAAAACGGATTTGCCGAGACACGCAGTGTGCTGGTACGTCTGCTTACGTCAAACGAAACGGCGCCAACCGAAGCCGTGGATTTTACCGGCTTCTGCACCAATATCGAACATGCCAAAACTTACGCAAAACTGTTGATTCAAGTGCGAGCTAATACGACCCATACTGTTCAGTTCAAAACGTTACCCGAGGCTGTCTCCCTTGAGCCTGGCGCGTATTTCAAGCTTTCCAGCACTGCTAGGCACGTAGCATCATTCCAAAATGGCCACGTATTAAACGATGGTAAAGTGGTAACCACGACCAGCCTCGACAGCCAAACGGCAACCGTGTACTGGTGGCGGTCTGGCATGGCGGCTGTTGAGTCGGCATCAATGACGGTTGACAGCAGCGGCATTGCAACCGACCCTAAATTCAGAGGTGCGGTGTTTACTGTTTACGATCCAGCCGATCAATACCCGCGTGTCTATAAGGTCGAATCCATCGCGTATGATGAAGATGGTCTATTGGATATCGGAGCTAGCCATGTCGGCACAAATGCCAATGGCGCCATATCTTACCTAGACTTGGACGACAATAAGTTCGTGATCGAGGTGCAGTCATGAGTCCGCAGGGGCCCGATTTCCCTAGTTACGTGCCGAGTAGTCGGTCACTGGCGATGGGCGATTTTCCCAGCAAGACTTTTACCTCGCAATCTGGCATACAAGCCACGGTCCAATACGGAAGCCGCCGCACCAATCAGACGATTGATCTGGCGTACAACAACACTACTGAAGCCATTGCCGCTGCCATTTACGATCATTACGTCGCATGTCGCGGCACCATTTATACGTTTGGTTTGACGGAGCCCGCCAAATCTGGCAATCCTACGTTTCATCTGGGGGATAGCAGTACAAGTACATCAAACCGCTATAGCGCCGCACCGTTTGGCATGAAGTACAAATATGCCGAAGCGCCACAGTTTAGTAGCGTCAAACCTGGTCGCATGTCGGTTACGGTAAAATTAATTGGGGTGCTTGACTCATGACCTATTACAGCGGCAAGGATGGCACTCTGACCTATAACGGCAGTAGCGTTGCCAAGGTCAGTAACTGGAGTTTTTCGTCCAGCGTTGATGCGTTGGAAACCACGGCGATCAGCGATTCTGACCGCTCTTATGTGCCAGGGTTACGGCAATTTGGCGGTAGTGCAACTATTTTTTACTATGACGATGCGCCCAAGGCGTTATTAGAAAAAATTGTTAGCACCAGTGCTGTTTCTGAATCTGCTGTTGCAATCAAACTTGGCTGGGGTGGCAAATATGTTCAAGGTAACGTGATTATAACCAGCGGCGAATTGAGTTGTTCGGTTGGCGAAGTAATGCAAGCCACAATCCAATTTCAATTTACCGGAGCACTAACTGGGGTAACGCTGTAATGGCAATTTATCTTGGCACTGCAGGCTTAATTCAATTAACCAGAACTAGCATTGCCGATGGCTTGACGGCAATTGTAAACCCTTCTGATGTAAATACAACTAAATCACGATTTAGTTTTGAATTTCCAGTCGGCGCCTTGTTGACTGGCGATTATGTAATATTTAAAACCACCGATGGAACCAACCTTGATTTTGTTGCCGCTGCCGGTTGGAGCGGCGGCGTTCGCTATACAGATGGCAATTGGTTTGTAAACGTTGATGACCTGGGCAGTATTCGCCTGTATAACACTTTTGATAATGCCGTTGCAGGTGAAGCTACTGGTTTGATAGCATTATCGTCAATTGCAAGAAACATTCCAATTGCCGCTAGTGTATTAAATAAAATTCCAAGGATTGTCGGCAACCTTGAACGATACGAAATATCAACAGATAGGGAAACGGTTGATACGTCATCGTTGGGCGATGAATTTCGCAATAATTACGGAACAATGATCACTGGCAGCGGCCAAATGTCGTGCATCTTCGACTACCGTTACAGCCAAACATCCTCTTACCCTGGCGCAGCTGGCTATGTTGAGCTTGCATCATATATGCATGCTTTGATCTTGCGTCAACGATTTGGCGCTGAATTTCAAGCTAAGTTATTTTTAATTTCCAACGGTAAAGGCCAAGGCGCAGGTGCAAGCAACGATGAAGTATGGTTTGAAATTGATGGCATAATTACGCAAGCAAGCGTTGCATTTGATCCGGGGCAAATTGTAAGCTCTGTTTTTAATTTTATTTGCACTGGCGAAATTCGCCTAAGAGTTATCACCGATCCACCGTCCTACCTGCTGCAGCAGGACGGTGCTAAACTGAAGCTTGAGGACGGTAACGGCGCTTTGCTGCTGGAGCAACAAAATGGCTGATCTTCGGATTACAGAACTAGCAGCATTAGCGTCGGCTGATTTGACCGCCACCGACCCGCTGGCAGTCGCCGACTTAAGCGCAAGCGAAACCAAAAAAATAACGGCTAAGGATTTCACGCAAAAGGCCGTCACGCTGATCGACGACGCCTCGATCCCTGTTGCCAAGGTTAATCTCAGCGGAATTTCAGGCACCAACCTGACGGATGGCACGGTAACAGCCACCAAATTAAATACCAGCAGCATTCCAGCCACCGGCGGCCTAGCCGTGTCAAGCGGCAACCTAGGGCTCGTCGCCCCAACCAGCCCAATTGTCCGCAATGGCAGCACCGGCTCACTAGAGCACGCAACCAGCGGCGCAACCGCAGGCACCTACACCAAGGTGACGGTGGACACTAAAGGCCACGTTACCGCTGGCACTACGCTTGCTGCTGCTGACATTCCACTGGCCACTTCGTCAGTTGTTGGTGGTGTATCCGTTGGCACTGGCCTATCCGTTACCGGCGGCGGCGTACTTAACCACAGCAACTCAGTTGCCGCTGGCACCACCAGCGGCATTACCCGCGATGCGCAGGGCCACATCACCGGCGCCGTGGCTTTGGTATCGGCTGATCTACCGCTTGCCTCTGCTGGCGTACCAGGTGCTGTTAGCCCAGGCACCGGCACCTCGGTCAGTGGCGCTG